TACACCTTTTTGTGCTTCACTCATTTTCTTTTTATGTTCCTCTGACTTAGGTACACCTTTTTGTGCTTCACTCATTTTCTTTCTAGTTTCTTCTGTATGTTTCTTACCATAAAAAGGATTTTTCTCACCTGTATTTGCTTCACTCATTTTCTTTTTAGTTTCTTCTGCATGTTTTTTACCAAACATATGATTTTTCTCACCTTTTTGTGCTTCACTCATTTTCTTTTTAGTTTCTTCTGCATGTTTTTTACCAAACATTCTCTCACTTAATTTTTTTCTAGTTTCTTCTGATACAAAATGTCCTTTAAGAGAGTCACTAAGTTTTTTTAAATACTCAGGATCTTGATAACTTTCAATAGGTCTATAAAATTTTTTACCACCAATGCAATGATTATAAAATGCTTGCTCATCACTACCTTCTAATGTAGCATTAAGAACATTATACTTTACTTGATGATACATTTCATAATAATTTAAACTTCTTTTGTTTTTATATTCTGCTATGACTTCAAATGTAAAATGTTTCTTACCTATTTTTTTTATATCTGCTGTAAGATACTTGGAAGAACTCATATAAGTTTCCCATTTATAAGGTCGTTTCTTTTTACCCATAAAATATTGTTTATAACCTACATAAGCTTTACCTGTTTTAGTATTTGTTATAATATAAACAAATCCAAACTTATCAAGGTTAGGTACAAAAGGTTTTCCAGTATGATAACATATCCAATGATTTTCCATACTATATAATCTCCTCTACATTAGGTTCTCTTTTAACTTTTGTAAGATATCTTTTACCTTTTTCATACTGAAAGATACGAAGTCCTTTACCATCATTAGCATTACTCCAACACATAAACTTATGAGGACAAAAGATACAACGAATATCAAGCTTACGATTTCCAGACTTACCATCAGGAATATCTGCATAACATCTATCAGGTACTGTTTTATTCTTAACAATCTTTTTAAGATGTGTAACTCTTTTCTTTGCATTAATCATTTCCAATGAATGAACAGGAGATAAACATATCTCCCCACTCTGTTTATCTATAGCTAAAAAAGCAGCTCTATCGACTCCATTTGCTTCAGCATAGGCAGAGATCTGTGCTATGTAACCAAAGGGATCATCCGAAGATAACGTATTGTTTTTAAACTTTTGAAACCCTCTCCAAGATGCACTCTTACAATCAACAAGTACATCATCAATCATACAATCTTGATGACCTTTAATACCTGCAACAGTAACTTCTTTCTGTTGATGAGTAACTTTATGTCCTGCAACTAATGACAATAACATTAGTAACTCTTCTAAAAGATACCCATATAAAAATTTAATACGAGTACTGGAAGATAGAGGTTCTTTATTTGGTTTATTAATATCATACCATAATTGTCTATCAGGTTTACCAATAGCAGATAATCTTAAATTTCCCTCTTGTCTTGGTATTTCATATAAGAATTTTTTTACATGACCTTTTATGGCTGTAGCAAATTCATCTATAAAAGCATCTACTTTCTTTTCAGAAACGGATGGATCTTTAGAGGTAAACAAATCATTAATATCGTCAACTAAAGTTTCTATTTTTTTCATAGCAAAATAAAGGGGTACTTTAAATACATAAAATACCCCTATCCTTTCTAATGTTAGGATGCAAATGCATCTTTTTCATCAGATGGTGGGCATACATATCCACCTTCAACGACTTTAAATTCATCATCACCTGATGTGTCGACATAAGGAATCAAATCTAAAACTTGTACTGTTTTTAAATCAGCAGTAACGCCTTTGTTTCCTGCATACTTCCATGCTCTAGGAGTATACAAGACAGCAACTTTAGATCCATTTCCAATTTTACTTCCATCCCAAGCTTCTTTTGCTGCATCTATAACCTTTGGAGGATTAAACTTTCCACTTCCATCAGGTTTATTTACTTTCTGTTTGATCACAACATAATCTGTAGGATGTTTTTCATTTGCAGGTTTGAGAATTAAATTATCCTCAACAACTGTCTTCATACTTTCTTTGTCAAGATCACAAACATTAATTGACCATACAGGTTCAAAGTTAGTGTTTGGATCTGTAACAGAAGCAAAGTATGCTGTTCCATTTATAACACTCATAGGTGCTCCTTTCTTTTTTTTATTATTAATACCATTATTATGACATACTTTTAACAAAATGTCAAGAACTTTTTAATGTGTTTCTGCCCATGTAGTTCCTATCTTATATTCACTATCTAATGGGCATCTAATTTTTAAAGTTCTTTCCGTATCTTTAATAGCTAATTTTGTTATCTTACAGAAATCTTCTACATCTTTATTTAAAACTTCAAATTGATATTCATCATGTATACTTGCAACAAGTTTAACATCTAATTCTTTTTGCTGTACTCTTGCCATCATATAAATAAGCCATTGCTTACAGATGATAGCACCTGCTCCTTGTAGTAAAGTATTTAAAGCAACATGAGGACTTCGTATATGAAGTATACGTCCATCAATAGCACGAAGTATTCTTGATCGAGCACTCTTCTCAACTCTTGATCTTAACCTTCGTAGTGATGGAAGATTAGCTAAGAATCTATTAATTAATTTTGATCCTTCTTTCTTCTTTAATCCTAATATACTTCCTATCTTTTCAGATCCTGCACCATAAAGAAAAGCATAGATAAAAGTCTTTGCCTGATCTCTATCTTTAATACCTGCAAGTTCCATATTCTTCGTATGTATATCACCAGTTAATAATTCTTTTGTGTACTTATCATCCTTCAGATAATGAGAAAGGCATCTTAATTCTAATCCACTTGCATCAGTACCTACTAATTTATGTGTATCAGTATTAGAAACTGTCCATAAGTTTCTACATTCTTTTCCATACTCTGAATAAACTGCAGGGATCTGTGCCATATTTGGACTGTGGTGTGCCATACGACCTGTTACAGTTCTTAATGTCATAACCTTACCATGTACTCTACCATCATCTTTACAAGCTTTAATCCATGAGCTAATCATAACAGATCTTTTTTGTATAAGAAAATATCTAATAAACTTTTCAGCTAATGGAATAAGATCAGGTTCAGTTATAGTTTTTAATACTGCCTCATTCACAACAACATGATCTTTATCTGTATAGACTGTGGGTTCCCATCCTCTATCCATAAGTCTTTGTCCAATCTGTTGACGAGAGGCAATGTTAAAAGGTATTTCTTTTGTCTTTGTTTTTAATTCAATGATGGTTGGTTCAAATGTTTGCAATGACCATTGTTCTAACTCATGTAACTCATCACTAAGTTGAGCATTTAATTTTATAGCTTCTTGTAAGTTCAAAGCAAATCCATTTTCTTCCTGTTGATCTAGTAATTGTCTAACCTTGTATTCTAATTTTAAAGATTGTAAAGAAAAATCTGATCCCTCTTCTTCTAAATATTTTGCAAGAGTATACGTTATTTCTGCATCTTGTTTACAATAATCTAACATTTCAGGTGTGTATGTTTTAAAATCTTCAACATCCTTTTTAAGTTTTCCTAATCTTTTTCCCCATGCTCTTAAACTATGACCATCTTCTCTGACAGGTTTAAACAATTGAGATTCAAGTAATGTATCTCTGATCTGTGTAGGTTTAATATCTGCATTGGTAAACTTATTTAATAATGGTGCATCAAATGAAATACCATTGTGCATAATAAAATGGTCAATCTTTTTAGACCATTCACCAAATTCTAAACAGTTATCTTGTGTCCAGGATTTTACTTTTCCTGTGTTATAACACTTGGCAACGATACAATGTATCTTTGTTACATCTTCTTTTAATCCATCTGTTTCTATATCAACTACTGCTGTTGTCATTTTTTTCATCCTCTTCTATTGCACCACACCAATTACATTCCTCATCTTTACCAACAGACATTTCTGTTTCTTCAATAGGACAATAATGATCCCACATTTTATCTTTAGGTAAATAAACCATTACGAAAGAATTACATTGAGGACAAGACAAATTTGTTTCTATACAATACTCAGCATCTTCTTCTTCAATGTCATGATCTCCACCCCATATTAATTCTGTATTACAATGCCAACATTTCATACTGAAAAACTTTCTCCACATCCACAACTGGATGTAGCATTTGGATTTGTTATTCTAAGTGAAGCTCCTGCTATATCACTTACAAAATCTATAGTTGTAT